GGTCCGAGAATGGTCACTCAAGCTTTTTGACTTCACAGGCACCGCAGATGTTCCCGAGAGCGAATGCTTCAAAATTATGGCGGAGAGCACCGGAAGTAACGGAGCTTTTCTTCAAGCCCTCGTAACCACGACGGTTCCAAACACAGTGATTCAGCTTTATGCGGTCACTGGAAATGCCACAGCAACTCAGACGATTTTCTATACCGGGTCTCGCATGAGCTACATCAAGCTGCAATGAAAAATCCGGACCTATTCGCAGGCGCTTCGTGCGCGTGTAAGAAGCTTCAAGCTGAAGCCAAAAAGGCAAAGCGATTGAAAGACCGAAAAGCGTTCATGAAACGTCTTCAGGAAGACCTGCCGAAGCGATGAAGCGTTGCAAACTACCCGTTATCGTTGACCCGGCTCACGAGTTGTCTGAGCCGTGCAGGAAATCTGCCGGCCTAAAAGAGCTTGACCGTATTCATCGAACGCTGCCGAACCGCCCCCTTCCGCCGGGGGACCCGGAAGTTTTGCAAGACGAATTCGGGGCACCGATTCTCGACGAAATCACTGGCGGATTCATTTACGATAACTGGAAAAGATAATGGCAAAAGTATCCGATTACCCCGAAGTAACAGACCCCTCACCGCAAGGTTGGCTTTTCATCGCTGAGCGCCAGCCGGACGGGTCTTTTGAAACGAAAAAAGTAAGCCCTGACAACATCGGGCTTCAAGGCCCCGTAGGACCTCAAGGTCTTCCCGGACCGAGCGGTGCTGGCTCCCCCGGACCTCAAGGACCTCCCGGCGCAGACGGCATAGACGGAACCAACGGCACGAACGGGACCAACGGCACGAACGGCACGAATGGGACCAACGGCACTGACGGAGTCAACGCAGCCAACCCCGACGGAATCTCGTGGGAGTTTTTCGATGATTATTCGGCGGGAGCCATCACCACTTTCGACCAAGGTTTCGGATGGTCCGCAGACGGTAACGGTTCCGGAACGTCTATCGTCTCTCGAACGATTGCAAACGGTAAGACTGAAAATCGTCTTTTGCTCGATACCGGAGAATATGCCCGGACGATGTATTTCGGAGGAGAATGGCATCGACTTCGCATCGTTCTTTTGGTGCGCGCTAATGGAGCCGTGACATTTACTTCCGACGGAAAAATCGGAATTTGCAGTGGTTCCACACTCGCGAATACTGTTGGCAGCGCAACTTGCAATAACTTTGTAGGCATCCATTACGATTCGGCAGCGAATTCTTGGGTTTTTGTTAATGGAACCAAGACAAACTTTTTCCATCAACCTACATCCACTAATTTCATCACGAAGCGAGTAGCGACGGTGACGGGACAAGGCGGAGGAGCAGGTTCAGATGGTCGCCGATTCGGTTCTGATGAAGCCCTTCGCACGGCGATTGTTTTGGAAGTTAATCGTCCTGTGTTTGCTACCTCGGCTACCTCGGTATCCTATGGTTGGGCAATGCGGACAACCAGCGTTACAAACGCCGAGTTTTCCTTATCGAAGCAAGCCCTTATGACTATGCTAATGAGTGACGCAACTTCGGGTCTAGGAGGTAGCGTCGAAGTTACTCAGGTAACGGGAGCCGATGCCACCACCGTAACTAATTCTTTCAACTTTGACGAAAGCACGGGTGTCCTAGACACCTTGAACATCCAATGGGCGGCTACCACCGACCTTGAACTCGCTGCGATTGGTGTCCGTAAAGTCTATTAAATCTTATGCCCGACTATCCTATCTCTCTTGATGAATCCTCGAACGGTTATGCCGTCGGCCCAACGGAAAAACCTCGCAAGCATTACCCCTGCCTTAACCTGCACTGGGATACCAGCTACGACTTGCCGGAGGACGGAACGATGACGGTGAAGTTTCACAAGCGTCGGCAAACTGATACCGAAGGTGATGATGGAACCAGTCAAAGTGTCGAACTGGAAATTCTCACCATCGAAAGCGTCAAAGCCGACAAATCACCGGCAGCCGAAAAGCCGGACCGTGAACTCGCCAGCGAGGCGCTCGACAAATACGCCGAAGAGGCGGAGGGCTACGAGGAATGATTATCGTCAACGAAATTTGGAAATCCGCTCAGCGGACCTTCGGACATTGCAAGGAAGACTTGCTTTTCCGAGAAATCACGGACTCTGTTGAATTACTCGCGAGCAAAGGTGAAATTGACCCTCTCGTCGGATACGTTGATATGTGCGTCGATGGGAGTTGCGTCACGACTCCGCCCGAAGTGGAAACAGTCCTCGCGGTGAATCTTTGTGGTCGCCCTGCCGTTTCTCAAGACGTTCTTTTCTCATTCCATCTGAACGGGCCGGGTGATTGTGGTCGCAGGTGCAATTGGTCATGGGCTGACCAAGGAAATTTTCCGACCTACAAAGACATTCGGTGTCCATCCAAACTGATTGCCTTTTTGGATAACGACGAAGACGCCGGGAAGCTTTTGCGTGTGTTCGGATTCGACGACCAGAACCGCCCGCTTCGGACCAAGGTTGGCGATACGTGGGAAGACGGTCTTCGTGTCCCGACGATTTTCGGCTACGCGCTGCCGTCTGCATCGGACCCGACAGTCTCGCGCATCACCGGAATCGTCAAAGACCTGACCGTTGCAAATGTCCGACTCAGTTCCTTCGACAACTCCACGTCAACCGGCACCCTGCTTGGCGTGTATGAGAACTGGGAGACCAAACCTATCTATCGTCGAATCAAAGTTTCGACGTGCGGCGGCTGGGTCCGAATCTGTTATCGCAAACGGTCCGTTGAACTTCGCTCATTGAATGACCGAATCCTTTTGCATAGTCGCCCGGCTTTGTTGCTGGCAATGCGTGCGCTGAAGTTTTACGACGACGGCGACATCGCGAACGGGAATATTTACGAAGCAAACGCCACTCGTCTTTTGACGGAGCGCGAAAACAATCTGACCGGCCCGGCCCGTATGCCGATTCAAGTCGAAGACCGAAACTCAATCGCAGATAAGTGCGATTACGTTGACTAAATGTCGTCACCGAACACAAATATTCCTAGCTTCCGTGCAATTGACGGGGACTTAAGCTTTGCCTATGGTCAAGACTCCCAACAGGACCCGGTAAAGCTAATCCCGAATCAGTATTGCCGGGGGCTCAACATCGTGAATCGCGGCGGCATCGCTCAATGCCGGCCCGGACACCGATGCAAGCAAGCACTTCCAGAAGGCAACTTGCAAGGATTCGCGTTCTTCACACCAAAGCTCGGCAACCCAGTAATGCTTATCGCGGTTGACGGAATCATTTACACGGCGGAAGCTCCCTATGTTTCGATTCGCCGGATGGAAGGTGTTCAGTTCTTAGCCACTGCTCGACAAATCTTTTTCAAGCAGGTTGAACAGTCGGTTCAATTGAATCCGGATGGTAGCTTGACCCTAATCGAGACTCGCAATCTTCTCGTTATGCAAGACGGCGCGTTCACTCCGCCGGCTATCTATGACGGCACTTTCGGGATTCATACTACTGCTATCCCAATGGGCGGGCCGATGGAGTGGGTAGGAGACCGGTTGTGGGTTGCTCGCGAGTCGAAACTCTTTGCGTCGGACCTCGCAAATCCTACGTCCTTTTCCGAGACTCTTTACATTGCTGGTAGCGCCCCATTCTTTCAGTTGCCGGGAACTATTACCGGTCTGTCGCGGACTCCCAGCGGAGTTTCTGTTCCACAACTTCTCATTTTCACTACGGATACAACGAACTTGATTTTGGCGAGCATCCGAGACCGGGCACAATGGATTGTAACTCCAAATTTTCAACAGATTCTTTTCCCTAAACTCGGCTGCACGGCGAATCGGTCTATCGTATTCCACTGGGGTCTTCTCTGGTGGTTCAGCGAATACGGTCTCACGAATTTTGACGCTGCTCAACAAGCGTTTGTAACGTCGAAGCTCCCTTACAAGGACGGGGCGATGACGGATAGCAAAGCGAGGCTCAGTGAAGACGTTGGTGGAATCGCAAGCATTGCCGTCGAAAATTATTTGCTTGTCTCCGTCCCGTATTGCGACAAGTTCAACCGCCATACATGGTGCCTCGACCAAAACGCTGTCGAATCTCTGAAGGGAACGGTCCCCGACCTTTGGAATTCTGTTTGGACAGGAACGCGTCCCGTTGAATGGGCTAGCGCGTCAGTAAATGGATTCACTCAGGTCTATCACATTTCAGTGGACCGTTGCGGATGCAATACGCTTTGGCAATCCTTCATGCCGGACCGACTCGACAACGGCTGCCATATTACTTGGGCGCTCGAAACTCGTGCTTACCCCGGCGCAGACCCCGTGACTGGGAAACAGATTCGGTTCGCCGATGTTTTTCTGTCTGAGCTTCTCGGTGAAGTGGACGTTGCCGTTTTTTGGGGCGGCGCGAAACGCGGCAAGTATAAGCGGATTTTGACGAAGCGGATTCAGGCTACTCGTGGCCCGCTTCGTTACAATGACCGCTATGCGCTTCATGACATACTTTACAGCTACAAGAAACAGTCTCGAAAAATTCGGACGCAGGATGCCCGCGAGCTTTGGCCAGACGAAACGTTGACGAGTTGCGGAGTCGAACGCGAAGTTGACGGAGCCGAATTCATCGACGAAAGTTTCCAGTTGCTTATTGTTGGTTCCGGCCCCGGCGCTGTCGATGCAGTCAAACTTTTCGTGGACCCTGAAGGCGGAGACAAGCTCTCGGGCGCGTGTGAGGAGGACGAGGAAGATGTCCGCGCTACACGATTCGACGGAGCCGCTGACCACGGCACCGATTTTAAGACGGTGATGGGAGAACTTTCTCAGGATGCCCTTCCTTTCGTCAGTAATCGAACGGCAACTATCACCATCGACGACGAAACCAAGACCGGACTCGGAACGGCGCAAAGCATCATCTCTCAAGCGGATGCTGATAAAGTCGCTCAGTGCATCGCGGAACGACAAGCATCAAAGCGACTGGAAGGCGTTCTTTCCAGCATCGTGAGTCAACCAACAGTCAACCAATGAGACAATTCGATTCCTATCGAGCAATTACTCTGCGGGCGAACCGTATCGACTACATTTCTCCTGCCGTGTGCGAGCTTGAGGTTATCTCCTCGGGTTCCGGGAGTGGAGTTAGCGAGACAAGCGTTTTGAACGCTGCGCCGATTCTGCGCAAGGATGGTCCGACAAATCTCGTTGTCACGGTTAATGAATCCGGCGAAGTGACTCTGACATGGACCGAAAAATCCTACATTTTCGCGTATGCGATTTACGCCGGCCCAACCGCCGACGGTCCGTTCATCCTGCAAACGTCGAATGTGTTGACCGGAACTTTTTCATACACCCCGACGGAGCCCGGAACTTACTTTTTCAAGGTCACAGGAATTGAGCCGGAGTTCGGCGAAACTTTTCCGTCTAACATCTTTGGTCCCGTCAACGTCCCCTAATTTATGGCAACACTCAATCGAACAAACTTGGTCCTCGTGGCCGCTCCCCTTCCTCCCGATTTCGAGGGAGACCTTCAGGATTTCTATGAAGCGATGGTGGAGCGTCTCCAAATCCTCTCCCCTGTCGGCACAAACTTTTTCGTGACCGGTGACGTGGAGCCGAGTTCCAATCAAGGCCCGTGGCTCCGCAATGGAAATCAATGGTGGGTATTTTCCGAGACCGCCGGGCGATATGTCCCCATCGACATTTCGGCGTCCGAGACACCAGACTTTTTCGTCGGACCGAACGACCCCGGCACCCCGTCGGCAACCGACCCGATTTTTTGGATTCGGACGCAAGAGAATCACATCGTCGGCCTTTACGGCTGGACCGGTTCCGAGTGGCGTGCAAGCGCGAACGTGGATAGCAGCGGACCTACAGCTTCGCGTCCTTCCACCCCAGTTGACTTGGAGCACTACTTTGACACGGATATCAACGT